GTGACAGTTTATCGCTTCTTCTGGCCGAAGAAGGACTCCATCGAATATACAATGTATACTCGTGTTGGATGCCAAATCGAGCAGGCAGATGCGTGGGTTGTTGTTAAGAACGTTAAAGTTGCTTCCTAATTAATAAATAGGAATTAAAACTGCTGAAAAGCCCTCAAATTATTTTTGGGGGCTTTTCCTTTTAACCTACTAATGCTATAATTTATTTACATACCAAAGGAGTAAATATGTCATTTGACACACTGAAGGTAAAAGAGCTAAAGCAAATTGCTGGCGATTTTGCCGTAGAAACAGATGGACTAAAAAATAAAGCAGATATTATTGCCGCATTGGCAGAAGAAGGCGTAACTTGGTCAGTCTATCAAAGCACACTAAAAAACATAGAAGACTCAAAAGAAGAAGCACCAGAAGTTTTACCAAAGTTTGACCCTAACCAAGAGTTAGAAGACGACATGGTTTTGGTTAGAATGACACGTGCAAATTATAGATATGATATTGCAGGACATACGTTTACAAAAGAACATCCTTTTGTCGCTATGAAGCCTGAAAAAGCACAGCAAATTTTTGACAAGGAGGAAGGGTTTAGGTTGGCTACGCCAAGAGAGGTACAGGAGTACTATAACTAAACCTGCTAAATGGCAGAGATATTATTAAATTCACAATCTCCAGTAACGCATCAAATATTCTGGAATGGCGATATAGCAGTTCCAGAAAATGATCCTATCGTAAAAGTTTACGATGTTACAAACGACCCAGCAATAAATCCTCCAATTGCACCAACAACACTGTTAGAAACATTGACGGCGGTGGCGGATGAAACTAATCCTGGATCTTATACTGTTTATATACCTTTAAACCACACCAATAGAAATAAAACGCTAAGACTAAAGTGGGAATATTATATTGGAGAAAAGTTTGTATATAAAGAGGATGAGGTTTTTGTAGTAACTCCATATGTGGATTTTAACCATATAGAAGATTTAGGGATTAGCATAGATCCTTCTGATCCAAACTATAAATCATATAAAGAGTTATGTCGTGCAGAAAAGTATGCTAGAAAGCGTATAGAGGAATATACCCATCAAAAGTTTTATTTATATGATGAGTCTTATTCAATAACTGGATACAACTCAGACGTACTCCCCTTGCCAGCAAAAATGTATGATCTTCATGAACTATATGCAAACGATATATTGCTAGTAAATAATATTCAAGGTATTAATAACTGGAACTACAATGTAGAAATTGTTACAACAGGATATGGATTAAGAATAAATCGTGCTGCTATGTTAGACAATACTGTTTATACTGCAAATGGTATGGTTCCTCCCAGCATACATGATTCTAGCGGAGTATTTAGATCAGATACAACTTACGAAGTTAATGGCAGATTTGGTTGGGAAAAGGTTCCCGATAGCGTAGAGCTTGCTGGAATAGAGCTTATGAAAGACTATTTCTCAAATGATATTAACTGGAAGAATAACTACATAAAAAATATGTCTACTTTCGATTGGGATTTTGAGTACAATGTAGATGTATTTAGAGGAACTGGAAATGCTTATGCCGATAAATTACTGGCAGACTACGTATTATCTGGTGCGGCAATAATCTAATGAACACAATCGTAGATGCAGTCTTGTCTATGAAGTTAGATGTTTACAGACAAACAGATGAGCAAGATCCAGATACTGGAGCAATTAAAAAGCAATGGATATTTTACAAAACTTTGCCATGTCACGCAAAGGGAGTAATAAGTAACTCATCATCTACCAGAACAAGCGACAAACAGGTTATGGGAAACAAGTATTATAATGATCAGGTTTTACAAATTAGAACTGCACAAAGACTAACCTTGAGAGAAAAAATAACAAACATTAGAGATGCTAACAACAATTATATATGGACAGAAATAAACTCACCAAATGATACACCAACAGTGTTTGAAATAATGGGCACTACTCCTATAACAGACCCTTTTGGAAAAGTTATTGGATACAATTCATCAGTAAAAAGATCGGAGAATCAGCAAATTGGCTTCTGAAGCAATGGCCCTTCAGGCTGCTAGCGGATTAGTTAATCTAATGGCTGGACAGCCAATTAGCGGTGCAATAAAAGATAGCACTGTAGCTCAGATATCTGCTGCCATATTCTATAAAACAAATGTGCTGGCTAAACTTTCTTCCAATTTAGCATTTCAAAATTCATTCAGTAAAACATTATTTAGGCAGATAGACAAAGACTTTGGAGAATACATAGATGCAAAAGCTAGAACTAATCCAAAATCTTTTCACCATGTTTATGAGTGGGATCAGGCTGGAACAAAAGAAGCAAGACTGTTTAAGTTAAATAAGTTGGTCCAAGATGGATTATCATTTAAATTAAATTATGAGCTGCTAGATTCAAAATCTTTTGTGCCTTCAGAAAATTCAAATCATAAACATGTATTTGTTAAAAAAGCTTTTATTATGGAGCAGGGCAAAACAGTTGTAATTAGTCCCAGAAAATCTGAACGATTAGTTTTTGATGTAAATGGTTATACTGTGTTTATGCCTAAAGGGCAATCAGTTACAGTAAATAAGCCAGGTGGAGCAGCAACTAAAAATTCATTTTTATCTTCTTATAAATATTTTTTTACAGGACAATTAGTCAATATGTCTATTAAAAAGTCTGGCTTTCAAAGACTGTTTAATTCTGCCATGACAAAGGCTCTGACGGTCCCTGTACAGATTAAAACGGTTAAGTATAAGTTCTCACCTAATAGTGTTGCCAGCGAGGCTGATGCGGCCCTTCTAGCGGCTTTTACGGGGGTATCTAATGCCTAACTATAAACTAGACGCAGTGTTTGAACTTAGAAAGTTTTTATGGGAAAAGCTAAAGGCGGCTAATATATTTAATCCTAATGATTATTATAGTGACAATTTAGACGAGACTATTATCCCAATATTGCCAATTCAGCAGGCTCCAGAGATGAATCAATTTTTGAGCGGTAAGAAGCACATAGTCTATGACAAGATAGGGTTATCATACGAGAACAACTGGCTTATTTGCTGTGAGCAAATCTTATTCACAATATATTCTACAGAGGTTATAGATATAGTAGAAATAAGAAACTTCATGACAGACCAATTTAGAAGAATGGATGATTCAGCTAGGGATGTAAATTATTGGGATAAGCTTTCAAACAAGTTTAAATTCCATAGCATATTTATAGCAGACATTTCTCCAACAGCCCCATCCGAGGAGCTACAGGGCTTCTTTGCGGCGGACGTAATATTAGAGGTCAAATATTCAAGGATTACAGACAATA